CTCCACCATCGAACGAACGCTCAAGCTGCACTGTTGCGGAATAATTGATTGCCGGGCCAGTGAAGGTCGCGTTGCTGTCCGCTCCCGTGACTGTGACCGCGTTGGCCGCCAGAGCGAATTGCAACCATACTTGACCGTTCGGATTGAGCGGCGCGGCCGTAGGAACGTTCGAGAGCGTGATGATACCAGGCTTTCCCGCGCTGGTGTTCGTCGCCGCAATATCGTTTTGCACCACGTTGTTGACGGTGGTCCCGGACGGGATCGTATCGCCATCCGCAGTCGAAGCCGCCGTTACAGTCGCGTTGAGCAATGCCGCAACATTCGATCCAGGCGGTAGCGTGACCTGACCGTTAACGGTATTGAGAATGCCGAGATACGAATACGTCGGCAGCGCCAGCGTTCCCGTCGTGCCGCTGAATGTTGCCAGCGTCGTCCCGAGCGGGACATTGACGCTATTCACCGCATTTCCAGCGGCAAGTCCCGTGCCGAGCGCCACGCTGATCGCGAGTGACGACGCCGTGGTCGTAAGAGCCGTGGCAATCGAAGCCCAAATCGCGAGGTTCATCGGCCCGCGAAACGCGAAGGCTTTACCCGGCCCCACTGCCGAAAGTGTGCCGCCAACGAACGCATTGGCTTGATCGCCAGCGTTCGGCTTACCAGCGGCATCGACGCCATTAGGGGCCGGGATTCCCATGATCGTGTCTTAAACGCTCTGTTGCGCCGGCTTGGCGATGGTGCCGAGCACGTTCACATCTTTGTAGCGGCCGGATTGATCCTTGTGCTTCACGCGCACGCCCTCGTCGGATTTGACCTGTGCGCTGACGCGCTCAAGCGTGGTCTCGTGCGAGGCAGCAGATGGAGCACCGCGCACCACCAAACCGCCCTTGGTGATCTTGAGCGGATCGTGCAAAAGCTGATGCTCCTTGGCGATTGAGCCGATGGACTCAACGAACGCTGCGTGAATCTCTTTCGCCACGTCATTGAGTGGCACCATGGCGTTGTTTGGCACGCCAGGCCAGTCGATTTCGGTTGGCTGTGCGGTATGGTTCTTGTCAATCCACACCGGGTCGATCAACTGTTCGTCCAACAGGACTTTGTTGGTCAGGCGATACGACGGAAGCCGACCAGCGGCGCGCGCCGCCACGATCAAATCAACCATGCGCGCACGGGCATCGTCGCGGGCTTTCATGACCTCCGGTGGGACGCGGCGTTTCGTGCCCGTACCCTGATCGCTCACCGTCGCAATCGCCATAGCGAGCGTCTGCGCCCAACTCGCGTCGCCGCGAGTCTCGTTGAGTTTTTCGAGGATTTCCGGAACAGCCTTAGCGACCGCAGCCGCGACGGCTTCCTTGAATTCCGGCGAATCGTTGAGCGGCAATGATGCCTCACCCATGGTCGAACTCCTTGGTTTGCGCCCAGCCATCAATTTACTGGACCGAGTAATTCTTCTGCGCGTACTTCGCCGCGTAGTCGTCGCGAACCGTGGTGACCAGCGCCGACGCGACGGTGCCGGCAGTGAACGAACCGAGCGCCGAAATCGTGAAGGCCAAGCGGTAGAACCGCGGACGCAGATTCGGCGGCATCGTGGGAAGCCACGGGAAGCGCGCCGGGATGGCATTGGCAGTCAGATTCGCCGCCGTGATGCCGTCTTGCGAAACGATGTCCACCCAAGCGGTTGAAGCCGGCGTGTAGTTACCGGCGGCGCCGGGATCGGGGGCACCCTGGAACGCGACTTTGAGCGTCGATGAGGAAGTAGCCACGACCGCCGTCCCGATGGAAATCATCAGTTCGGGCCGCAGACCGCCGACGCCCATATCGGAACCGAAGTTCGATTGATTGCCGATGATCGAAGGTGGAGCAACACCGACGCCGACGCCGAGTTGATCCACGACGTTCGAGAGGATAACGGAACTTGCGGGCGCAACGAGCGACAGGTTGCCGCCAATCGGCACGAACGCGAGAAGTGCATCGGTCAACATGAGATTGTTCCTTTCGTGCCGTGAGGCGGTTAGACCACACGCGCTTCGGTGGTCAAAAGCTGATCGCTGATTTTCACCGGCATTCCATCGAGCGTATCGCACGGCATTCCAGCGTAGTCCTTGAGACCCAACAGGACGTTGCGATTGCGCATTCCCTGCACGTCCATCCAGTGACGCCCGGTACGATTGGTGTAGAACACCGGATGAATGCCAGGCGCCGGATCGTTGGGCGCGTCGGTCTGCGTGATGCCGGAAGTCATCTTGCCAAGATGCGGCGGCAGCAAGAACATTTGCCGGATCGTGGCGTAGATATCCAGCGCGTTCGGACCCGCAAGACCCGCGTTCGTCACGTCCACGTTCGCGATGCGAGCGCAATAGCGCCAGTCCTGCGGACAGATCGCAATGCGCTGGCGGAACCATGATGTATAAGCCTCGAAGCGATTGCCGAGAGAGTCAAAACCCGGGACGGTATCGGCCTTGTCCTCCATCGACAGCCCGGCTTTTGAGCCGCGCGGATAGAGGCCGTAGAAGGTGCGAACGCCGTGGCACAGCAGCCAGAACGAAAGATTACTCGTTCCTGTGCCGAGGCCGTCGATGACGTTGCCCGCGTTCTGCGCCGTGCCCGTGGCGACGGTATTGTAGAACGCTGACAGCCCCATGAATTCCGCAGGCGTCGCGGCAGTGTTACCGTACCAGCCGGTTTGTTCGATGGTCTGTCCCATGCCTTCGAGGAAGGCCACGTCCTCGTTCTTGCGGAATTCCTCCATGTCGCCGGATTCCTCGGCGATGAGGCGATCCACCTGCGAATAATCTTCAAGCGTACCGACGCCGACGCGCGATTTTGCGGTCGTTGACTTTGCGTAGGGAACGCCCTGGTTGACTTGGCGCCATGAGCCGGCGGGGATCGAAGTCCGGAACACAAATTCGTGTCCCGACACTTCGCTCGCCTCGACCATCACCATGTCGTCGTAGAGCGAAATCGCCTGCGATAGCATTTCGGCGATATAGACTTGCTTGTGCGCGCCGTCAGAGCGCGAAAGCACGTCGGCAATTGTGGGCCATTGTCCGGTCGCCATCAGAGGTTCCTTTCGTCAGTCAAGATCGCTAACTGCGACCGTTGGAGTGAGACCGTGGATTGTCGTACATCGTCTCTTTGAAGCTGCCCGGCGCTCGGCCGATATCTTTCGGAGGCTTGATATCGACCGGATTCTGCTCTGCGGTTCGCTCAGTCACGTAGCCGGAAAGATTGTGTATCAACCGCGCGAACGCGGGATGCGAACCGGCGCCAGTGATGGCGAGAAATTCCTTGAAGTCTTTCCAATCCGATTCGTATTTCGGCGTTCCAGCTTGCGCCGATGAAACAAAATCGTCGCGCACGCGCGCAATCGCCTTGAGCGCAGTACGATGGCCAGCACCGCCAATCTCAGGATCGGCAAGCCAATTCGTTTCCCAACCAGCTTTCGTGTCGTTGAACGTCTTGAACTGATCGCGCCGTGTTTGCTCCGCGTATTCCGTCATCGCCTTGTTGTGCAGGTCGATGAGCTTTTGCGAACCCTCTGCCGGGTTGGTCCGGAATTCATCGAATGCGGCGTGCAATTCGGTCTTGCGCGCGTCGTCAATTTTCAGCGTTTCGGGCAGCGTGTATTTGTACTCGACGGGCTCAAGCCTAGCCTGCTCCGCAGGCTTCGCGGCTTCGGCAGGCTTGGTTTCCGCAGCTTTCCCTTCTGCGGGTTTCGGAGCCTCCGCTGCTTTCGTCTCGGCAGGCTTCGCAGCATCCTTGGCAGGTTCGGCCGGCTTTGCAGCATCGGCGGCTTTGGCCGCCTCGGCCGGTTTGTCCGCGGGCTTGGCGTCCGCCGCCTTCTCCGCGTCAAATTTCTCCAACAGTGTCGGCGTGCGTTCCGGCTCTGCCGGCACTTGTGGTTCGGGTTGTGTGGTGTTCGGCTGCGGCGAAGGAGCATCCGCCGCAGCCGAGTTTGCCGGCGCAGCAATGGCGGCGTCTGCCGGCTTTTCCACTGCCGGGAGGATTGGCGCGGCAGCGGTTTCTTTATCGGCCATTACTCACCTTTTTTACGCGCGAATCGTGGATCGTTTTCGGCGTGCATCGCGGCAACCGCGAGCGGATCGAGCCTGATCCAGTTGTGATAAAGCCGCAGACCGAAATCCTGCTCGCCCTTGGCGTACCAAGTCGCGTATTGATCGGGGACGCCAGACGGACCAGCGGCAAAGCGCGTCTCGAAGGCGTGAGCGCCGATCGCGCCGCAGACAAGGCGCCAGAGTTCACGGCGGGCGATTTGATCGTTGAGTTGGCGTCGCCAATATTCGTCGGCTTCCTTCGCCTCGCGCTTGATTCGCCGAGTTTGCGATTCGCGACCGCGCTTCGTGCCGCTATCGACTGTCGGCTGATCGGCCGGTGCGGGTTCGTTGTCATCGTCATTGTCCGGCGGATCGTCATCGATCATGCGACCCCAGCAGGAACGATCAAACCTGACGGACGACGGTACCCGACCGGGCGCGTGTCGCGGTGGGGTCCTGGCAATACTGCAGGGAGGATTGTTCCAAGCCGACCTGTGGCGCGCGTCCGGAATTCTTCCGCCTTGCGATGGCCGGCCCTGAGATTGTCCGCCAGTTGAACAAAGCAGGGATGCAGATGGCCCTCGGCGAGCTTTACGCGCGTGCCATTCGGCAGTTTGATCCCACGGAGCCATTCGCCCGCACGCTTGTGGGCTTCCTCCATCAGAAGTCCGATGCGTAGCCAACGCGAATCGTCGCGCCAGTAAGCGGCCTGCCGACAAGCACCTTCGATGAGCTTGAGGGAGTCCCGAAGTGCCCGGTAGTTCGGACCTTTGCGCGGATGACGCGCCAAATCTTCACAAAGCTGTGCGGCCTTCCGGAAGTTGTCCGAGAGGCAGTCGAAGATTTCGGGTTCGGTTAAATCTCCCATGCCTCATTCGTGTCACGATGTTTGAATCGTGGCGAGGTTGCAAAGGAAACTAGGAGAACACCGGGCAATATAGGGCAATAGAATGTAGTATGAGCCTGTGGAACGATTTGTCGGGGTCACGGATTGGCAGGGATTCCGGTTCGGTCACCTGATGCCGATGGTTGACCGTGATGAGCGCGAGCCGCGCTATCCTCTCATGATCCAATCACTCAATCGTCGGCAGCAAGAAGCCCGCAACCAAAACGATCAGCACCAAAGTACACGCGACCAGTGCAGCATAGCCATACTCTCGAATCCCTTTGCGCCATTCATCGACCGCGATCAGAACAACGTAGAGTGCCATGACGCCGAGCCCGAGAAACCCCGTCGCGTAATCGTAAAGGTCGGACACCCAAAGAAGATCGCCGCAGCCCGCATGGGGTGCGTTCCACACACACCAAAGAACGCGGATCACACGAGATATCCATAGCCGAGTTTGTCGTGAAGTTCTTTACGCAACTCGCGCAACCGCTGCCCGCCCAAGTAATAGCCCACGCAGAAACAAACAAACCCTATGCCGATGTTGAGCCACATTGCGCATACTCCTTGCTAAGAATTCCCGGTTGAATCTTTTCGATGAGAGAGCGGATATCGTCGCGCGTTTGTTGAAACACGCAGCCGTACAGTGAATCCTCAAGCGTCGTCACGATGTAGTGACACTCGCTCTGATTGAGTTCTACCCACATCGCGTCGTCTCCTTGTACGCCCAGGCGTCGAGATCGCGCCGTTGATATTTGACTGTTCGCCATCCGACGCGCGTGAAGGCTGGACCGCGACCCGCATTGTTGTTTGAAGCCCTTTTTTCAAGCGCGCGCTTGCTAATAGGACACCCGATGCTTTCGAGATAAACGACGGCTTCCTTGCGCGTAAGCCAATCGTCGGGGTTCTTTTTCGCCTTGGTGCGCGACGGTTCGTGGGCGGCGAGTTCGGTCATTCGTGGTCCCCACCATCATCGGCAAAATAATACTCTGAAAAGTGATGTAGGCAAAAGGTAAGCCCCATGAGCGTTGTATAAACCGCAGGGCTAGAACAACCCCGCCAATCGCAGACGCCTTCGCCGTTCTGATGCTTTGGCACCAATTCGCGCACGTCGCCTTTTGCATATCCAACGATCTTAACGCTCATGGCGCGGGCGCTCCACCACCACCTTGCCCCGTGATCGCACTCAGAGCCGTATTCCCGCCCATCGGCGTCTCCGCCAACGTCTTAGCGGCATCGACCGCGGCCATCGCCTGTTGTGGTCCTTGCTGCGCCTGCATCGCCTTGGCTCGAACCTGATCGTGCGCCGCGACTTCCTGCGGGGTGAACAGCAATTCCGGAGGAAAGTTCGTAACATCGGCGAGTTTCGTGGTGGTCTTATCAAGATTGACGGTCCGCAGCGGGTCTGGAACGCCTGCGGCTTTAGCCGCACTTGATAGACCACCCATTGTGGTCAGAAAATCTTTCATACCCACGTATTCAGACGAACGCTGTGCCATTCGCATGATGGAGACATAAGTAATTTTCAATGGAATACCCGCAAGAGATTTTGGTTTCGGCAACAACATGCGGCGACGTTCGAGAATATCCAAGACCCTCATTATGATAACATCGAGTTCTTTTTCTATCAGGTCAACGACAGGTCCCAATTCCTGCAAACGTTCAAGGTCGCGTTTCGTCAGTTCCAGTTCATTGCGCGGCTGTACGCCAGCCATCCGCGTGATTGCCATAAACGTATCTACGAATAAGCATTTTTCGATCCGAGCATTCACTTGGGCGATATCCGCCGTGATTGCAGTGAGCCACGCCGGATTAACTTCGAACAGCGGCCAAAAGCCTTTCTTGCCGCCCGACGTGTTCGTATAGGTAATCATCGACGGCATAGTGGAAGCCGGCTCGTTCTTAAGCTCCGGGTCGGCGCCCATCGGCGGACGCACGCCCTTCTCCAAAAATTCACCCTTGCGCAGCGTTTCGGTCTGGACCTGCTTGTTGTCGCCGAGCGCGTCCATGCAGAACGACCGGCCATAAGCGTCATTGGCAACCAAATAACAGCGTAACGCGGCGAACGGCTGAATACGGAATCCCTTCACGCTTAACGGTCGCGCAGTCTTGGTGCCCTTGAGCCAGAAAATCTCGCGCCAAGCGAAGCCTTCCGGGACCAATCGTATTTTTTCACCTGTCCTTGCGCCGCGACCGTCAAGCGCAAAGTTTGGCTCGATCAAGTGCCCAACAATGTATTCGCGATCTAGATTCGTTCCGCCGTTCTGCCAATGTGTGACGATTTCAGCGGGGCAGTTCTTGATTTGGAACATATCCACAATCTGTTGCACGTTGAGCGTAAATTCTCGCGCCATCGTATTGATAGCCAATCGCCCGCCATTCGCCAAATAATATTCGCCCGCACATGGGAGATAGAACCGCGCCACATCTTCCACATCCTCGTAAATCAGGATTGGTGCAGTGCCAAACACGGTCAAATCCTGAAAAGCTTGGTGCATAGTCGTGTAGAAATTGGATTGCGATAGCACAGTTTTGACGCGCTGGCCGGTATCTTCGAGCCACGCTTTTCCGTCCGGATCGAGTGTTATCCACGGTAGCGCGATGCCCATGTCGAACCACGGGCGCGACGACGGCGTGAGGCCGTTCCACATGCCGGCAGAACAAGTGCCAACCGACTTTTGCGCAGTCGTATCCATGATCGCATTGTTGATAGGGCTTCCTCTCCACATTTTATTTGCGACTACTAGGAAAATATAACGCCGCGCCATGAAAAACGCCGCGAGCACAGCCCAATACGCCCACCACGACCATCGCCATGATCGAAGCGAGCCAATCCGCGATTCCAGATACGTGAAATAAACCGACCAGTTCTTGTCGTTGCGTTCGTCGCGTTTCGGCGCGTCGATTGGCTGCTGCGCAAGCAGCGTCGGCGACATGAGTTCGTAGGGTGCGACGTTGTTAGGTGCGAGCATTTTTATATTGCACCCATGCAAACAGAGCGATGCCAAAAATGCCTATGCCAAATATGAGGCCGAGAATTACGTATTGAAGTGTTTCCTCAGTCACTCAATGCCTCGCGTCACTAGTCGGCGCCGACCCAACCGGCGACACGCTGCAATAACCGGCCTGCATCGCCTTGATCGCTCGCGCCGTCGCGCACGCGCGTTCCCATCGGGCTTTGAGCGCCGCAACGAACGTCGCCAGCTGAATCACAGGACCGCCCGGTTCGAGCGACGGGAGATAGTCGATGTTATCCGCGTGGCATTGTGCTTCGCCAGCCGCAATCTCATTCGCGTGCAGCACTTCGCACTTGTCGCGAATATCGTAGATATCGAGCGGCATTAGTTCGTTCCCCCGAGCAAAGACTTTTTCGCGGTCGAAGGCGCAGGGGCTCCCTGCTGACTGCCCGACTTGATCGTGTTGTCAAAACCGCCGCCGGCCGCCGCTGCCGCGGCTTGTGATGCCGCAGTTCCGACAGCTTGTGAGTTTGCAAACGTCGGCGGATTCGGCGGCGGGGGTGGCGGCGCAGGTGGTGCGCCAATGGATGGTGCGCCTCCGAGGAAACTCATGCTGGCCTCTCAGGGTATGAGTGCGATACCGGCGCACGCGCCGAGGACAAAATTCAGTACGACAACCGCCATTGCGATTCGCCGCGGCATCCCCATGATCTGCCCCGCGTAGCTGATATAGGCGATGCCCGCTGTTGCTATCGCGAGTTTCCAAGCGACCGGATTGTGCGTTACAAGACCTGCGGCAAACACGCCGCCATCGTAAAGCGCGGCGCTAATATAGACGCCCCACGCTAAGCATCGTTCACGTTCGTCCATTCAGCATCCCCTACAAATCGACGGCGTTTCCATGCGGTCAGGCGGAATAGGCCGTATTTCGCTTTCGTGGTCGCGCTGGTACTGGTCGCACAAGTCCCGCTGATGTCCCGCGATCATACCGCATTCGCCGCGATAGTCCGACTCATCGAAAGGGACTACCTGCACCGCCCTGCAGGATAAAGCCGAAGTCGTGCCACCCAAGTAGGAACAGCAGCACGAACAGCAACAGCATGTTGCCGCCCCAACCGTAGGCCCAACCGGCTCCATTGCGCCACCAAACGCCGCCGAAGATCAGCCATAGAATCATCAACATCCAGAACAGCAGCCCAATCGGCATGGTCATTCTCCGCGATACGGATTGTAATCCCCAACAGCGTTAGAACGTTCGATGATTCTGTCAAGGTCTTTGAAGGGTTCGTAAACAGGTTGAATGCGTCTTGCCGGCCGAGCTTTGTTGAGCGTGACCGGCTCCGCGAAGGTCAGAACGAAAGCGTCCGCTTCGTCAGGCGAGTAGCCGATCTTGATCTTGACCTGGTCTTTGTCCTCAAGCAAGAACCTGTCGCCCTTGAACGTGTACGTCGTTTGCGTGAGCGCGGCAAGAAGTTCCGGACTGTGTGGCAGAGCCCCGCCCCGTTTGATCCACTCGCACGCCTCGAAGTACATTTCCGCGCGTTTGTTGCAGTAGCGCGATTTATTGTGCGCCTCATTGGCAAATCCTACGCCGATAGGACTTTTGCCAAGTTGACTTAGCTGGTCGATCCAACCCGAACCAAATCCGCCGGTGTTGTCGATGAACGCTGCGTCGGCTTCCCAGTCGTCCCACTGCCGCGCGGTCGTACCTGCGCCTTGCGTCGAATCGATGTTGCGGTATTTGAGGATCGGCCAGCACTGGATTCCTTGACGCCGAAAGATAACGCTTGCGTCATCGCCAAACCGCGCCACGTCAATGCCCATGACACGCGGCGCAGCGCCTATTTCCATTTCGCGATAGTTACGCTTCATCGCCGCGTTCACTTCGTCGGGACCAATCAACGCATTCAAAGACGACGGCGGAAAGCGGCCGAAAATATTGACGATCACCCATGGATTATCGCGGCCGTATTGTTCTATTTGCTCCTTCGCATACTCGACCGGAATACGCGGCGAGCGCTTTGCATCGTCAGGGTCGCCAGTGATTTCGACGATGAACCACAGCCGACGCGCTGCTGTAGCTGCATGATGCAACGCGCCTTCGAGCGACGTGGGATTTCCGGCTTGGACCACATGCGCTTCGATGCAGCCGGCAAGCGCAGCTTCCGCAGTGACCATCACGGCGCGCGGCATCGATCCTGATTCATCGATCAGGAATAGAACATAATCGGAGTGAAAGCCCGCAAGTGTATTCGCTTGTGCATTGGCGTCTGCGCTTTGTGAGAATGCGCGCGCTGACATGAACCATGTTTCGGGAGATTGTCTCGCGAAGATGCGTGTTTTGGTCCAAACAAATTGATCCAGAAGCAGCGCCGATTTTTGCTGCCATTTCGCCATTTCGGTCCACAGACCATCTGCAAGGTTCGCGGCGCTGATAGAGGTTGCGGCGATCTTTGGATGCAATCGGGTGAGAAGATAATTCCAGCCGATCCAAGCGAGGACCGTGCTTTTGCCAGGTCCTTTGCAGGCTTGCATCGCCATGCGCTGATTGTGGGGAAATGCTTCGAGAAATTCTTTCTGCCAAAGATCGGGCTCAATCCCAAAAAGTTCGAGCACCATCTGTGCAGGATGCTCGCGCCACTCCGCTATGCGCGAGGCGGCAACACTCATGTACGCCACAACAGGACAACGATTATTGCCAGGGAGAGGGCAATAATGATCGCCCATTCAGGGCCGGCGGCTTCCTCGTCTGCGCTGGGCCGCACAATCACGCGGGCTCCTTGACCGGCTGTTCTTCTCGCACCTGATAGCTCGCGGCGATCATCTGTTCGAGCGTCACGTCCACGTTGACGTTCGCGGGATCGTCTTTGCCGTGGCCGAGTTGCTTCCCAAGCATTTCCAAAAGTGATTTCTTATCAGCGATTTCAATACTGAGGTCGCCGACTTTCACCTTGGACAGAGGCCAAGTTGCGGCGTCGAGTTCCGCGCGCTCCGCTTCGGTCAGGTCGTTACGCAACTGGCCTTCCTCGTTCAGGCATTTGTTGATCGCTCGCACGATGACCATAGGCGAAAGATGGAGGATTTCCAACGCCTTCGCCTGCAAATACCCGATGTGCAACCCTGCGAGGCGCAATGCCTCCTTGCACGCTTCATCGGCGATGCGCTTCACCCGCGGATCGGCCGCGAGCCGGCGCGCATTGCCGCGATTTGGAGCATAGCCGGCCGCTTCATATGCGGCCATCAGTTCGTCGTCACGCCCTCCCTTGGCGATAGCCACGCCCAATTCGCGCGCAAAGGCAAGCTGCCGCGCATTGAGCGGTTCAATCTCTGCCGGTGCAAGGGCGTCCTGACTCATAGCGACTCATTTTGCCACATTTTTGCCAAACACCAAAACGGCCGCGCGGTTGCCCGGACGGCCGTTTCAGCAAGCTGGGGGCTTATTACCACGAACAACTGCGATCATTGCCCTTCGCGCCTTATTCGTCAAGAGCCTCTCGTTCGCCGACTGTCCTCAAATCTCTCGCCTTCGACGCTTTATCGCCGGGAACATTGTAGTTTTGCGAGGTTTTAAGCGCTTTACGCCGATTGTGGATAATATCTTGGGCCTTATGACGCAAGGCTTCGTCGCGGTCTCGTTCCGCGTCTGTGTAGGGGAGGGCGCTGGCGTATTTTCCGATCATTTGCCGGTGTTTATCACAAGATTCGGGGGAAAGGGAAGGGGAGGCCCTTGCTTTCGTTCGCTCTTGCGGTTCCCCACGCGCTGATCGATGACGGCTATCAGTCGGGCGCCTTGGAGGTTTTCCGCGCCGGCTGCATCCATAATCGCTTGCAGGTCCGATTCGTTCCCGTCTAGGGCGGCGAGCCATTTGGCGATTTGGGATCGGGCTGCGAGGCCGCGTATTCCCACGCGCTTTATGAGAAAGCCTGTGCTTTGCTCGTAAAATCTATCTGCCAGACTCCTTGCAGCGTCGCCGCTCACACTAAGACTCTTAGATTCAAGATTCTTGTTTTGATTTTGATTGGAGGGCGCAAGAACGTGCTCGGTTGTTGCTCCGGTAATGTTCGACTCCAACGAGTCCAATGGCTTACGCGAAGTCAGAGAGGGGTCAGCTTTGCCATACCTGTACGCGGCAGCTTTTGCGGCTTTGGCGCGGCGCTGTTCGACAAGGAAAATAGTCATGAGAATCGTTGGGCATGAGACTTTGCCGCCGATAGCGTTGAGTTTGCCCATGACTGCCGGCGCGATAATTCCCCATCTGCTGCCCGCGCGGGCGTACCTGGCGAGTTTTTTCTGATCGTCGGGGAGGTAGCCGCCCGCCCGCCACAAGGCGCGCTGTAGCCGCACGAATGCGCCTAGTTCCTCGTTTGTCAGTTCTTCGCTGTTGGCGCTGGCGTCGTTGACGTGCTCGGGGCGGTAGGGAAGGTGGCTCATAACTCAAACGCTTCCTGCTTTGCGGGCTTAGGTGATTCGATGAACATATCGGGCTGCTTGAGCGCCTCGGATATGCGGTGGCAGGCGATATCGAAATACTTGGGTTCGATTTCGATACCGATGAACTTGCGGCCGAGTTTGACGGCGGCGACGCCGGTTGTGCCGCTGCCCATGAAAGGGTCGAGGATTGTTTCGTCTCGTTTGGAGGCGAGTGCCACAAGCCATTTCATCCACGCCAAAGGTTTAGGGCACGGATGGCCATTCGGCTCGGCTATAGCTGCACTCGCTATTGCGGTTGGAATTTTGGCGCCGAGATTCAAATCCGGCGCGCCGCCATATAGAAACACGGGCAGAAAGTTCTTGAAGCCCCATTCGTTTCGACCTGTAGCGGCTGCGCAGTAAATGCCACCTATTGCGTCGGGCTTTTGTTGTTCAATGATGTGAGGCCCCGTGAATACGGCCGCGCGTTTGGTTGCTCCGATTGCCAAATTTAATCGAGGAACTATTCGCCTTTTGAAATGCTCATAAGTATCGGAATATCCCTCGTATTCCGCAATTCTAAGGCCGTGCTTACCGCCGCGGTCATCGCGCACGCGCTCTTTGAAATCGCCCGGTACAAGGATGCCGTAAGGAGGATCGGTTATGAGTGAGTCTGCGCCAGTCAGATCGGGCAGTAAATGTCCACAGTCGCCGAGATAAAGCGTCACGCCTTCGGCTAGATGCTCAATTCTCCGCGCCCCGTTGACCGAATCTGGCGCCGATCCCACGATGGTCCTCCCGTGACCCATAACGCTCACTTAAACCCATCCGGCATCCGCCGAGACACCGAAGGCATCGCCGCCGGCCGCGACGTATCCAGCGTCATATTGAGGCAAGCCGCCGCGCCTGACGACATGGGCGAGTGGCGGAGTTGTTTGTCGAAATAGGCTCCGACCAAGGGTGTGTGATCGATCTTTGCTCCGATGGTGAAACTCTCTTCGCCTCGTTGTCTTGCTGATAACATTGCCTTGGCGAATTTTAGATTCATGGTGATACATTCTTGGCGGTCGAAGAATCCAAGCGTTGAGTCTGTTGTTTGTTCGGGGTAGGAAAGATTTTGGGTCATGAGGCGTCCTTCACTTTGATAGGCCGGACTCGGTCACCGTTTCGCAGAAGTTAGTCGCCGTTTTCCAATTCGTCTTTAACCCAAAGAACGATCTTGATTAACTCCGCGTCCGACACTTTCCCGAACAGAAGAACAAATCCGAGATTGTGTATGAGCCGGCGTCGGTATCGTTCGCGCTCAGTCATGTTGTCTCCGGTGCTTCACAAAATAGATCGGGATCGGGCGCAGGCTGTTTTTCCTTTTTGCGACGCGGCTCTTTCCTAACTTTAGGCAGACCGGGCGGCTTCGCTTCCGGGACCAAATGGGAAGGCAACTGGCGACGATACCTCCACGCGAGAATTTCCAGATAGTGGCGCTGGCGCAAACTGATTTCATGCTGCGGAAGCAGATCGGCGGTCGCGGCGGCATCGGTGATAAACCGCGCGCCCACCCAGCCCGAGCAGCGATTGAGCGCCTTCGCAAGTTCAATTTCGTGCGGCGTCATGCTTTCGGCTTTCCGCTTCCATCTTGCAGCACTTCCAAATCGCGCCGAACGTTGACGCCCCGATAGGTGCACACGTAAAAATCACTGTCCTTCGCCGCTAAGATCGCTTCCGCGTCTCTCTTCATCAATTCGGCTCTGTCCCGCAGTAGGGCAACCATTTCCTGGACTGTCTTGCGTCCCCAATCTGCATAGCCGGAACCAAAACGGCCAGGGAGATTGATGGCGGTCATTCTCTCGCTCATAATCCTATTCCTCGGTACGCAGTACGTAAGTATCCCGCGCGCATGATCGAAACCGGGCGTATCGGGCGCGGACCTTTTGTTCGGCTTCGGCTTGCGAATCGGCGTGAGTAGAGGCCGCTTCCGCAAGCAGTTGGCCATTACGAAAGCGATCAAAGGTCCACTCTCTCATCGGATTTCCCGACATATCTGTCATTGCTCTGCCGACCGTTGACCGAATCCGGTCTCTCAATTCGCGCAAGACTCTCGTGACACAGAATCTCACGAAGCCCTCCCAACACCCGAAGGTGTCAAATCCGTAAACGCTGCATATTCAGCAAACGTTGGCGCCATCCCCGGCAGGATTATTTCAGGAAGTGATAAAGGTGAACCCGCGTCCGCCGTCTGCTGGGGGGCGGACTGTTCAACGGACGCGGGTTCTGACACTGACGTTGAGGGTATGGCGGCGTCAGTGCCAACCGAATCAGGAACAGATGCGGGTTGGTGATTCGTTCCTGAGTCGTCAGCGATTCGTTCTGCTGATTCGTTGCCCCACGCATCCCAGCCCTTGCGCGCGGGACCACGCCGGTTGAGTTCGATCTTCGGCAATGTTGGAAAGTACTGCTCAATCATTTCGAGAAAGATTTCCGGTTTCGCGGAGTGGGCGCCGCGCGGAGCCAAGAGGAACGAATCGCGCTGCGTGCCCATTGCCGGGGCCGGCGGCTTGCCGTGCGTTCCGATCAGCAATAGCTCGTGCTTTTCGCGGTTCCAGTAGCCGGTTCCGGCCTTGTCTTTGCCCCATGCGTAATTGCTTTTATAGGTAAAGCCCCACGCTTTGAGAACTTCGATAGCCTGGTCCAGCATGGGGTTTGTTGCCCATAGGAACAGCACGCAATCATCGGCCGCGATGGAGCCTACGTCGCGCGATGCGATAACGGCGCTCGTGCTGGTCGGGTAGTGGTTGTCTGCCGCACGGTCCATCCCGCTTTCTTCGGAATACGGCTCGAATTTCCATTCAGGGTCCGCGACGATCACCCCGTATTTTTTTTTCGGCAAAGCCCTTTGTTTTTCCCCAAGCTCGCGCTCGCGCTCAGTGCGCTTAGCCTTCTTCACCTTTTGGGTGATATCAGCGCGCTCCATGTCAGGACCGATTGTGCCATCATTAACAGCCTTTACGAACTGTTCGTCATCCAATTTTGTAACTTCGTAGAGAGTCGTCCAGGTTGGAGGGAAAAGCTGCGCGTGCGCAGGATTTGAAATCCGCTCGTCTGCGGAAATCTTCATTAGCCGCTGCGCTGTGGATGGCTTAAAAGGCAAATCCTTTGCCACCATGGCCTCAAATTCGCCGTGGGGCAGCGCTTCCTTGGCCGCTCTTAATAGGTTGCCGGCCTCCAAAACCCCCTCAAAGCTCGCGCGCCAGCAAGTCGTTATATGCGAGGCCCACACTTGAGCGCTGGCGCCCGCAGGCGGTCGAAGGGCAACGAGGGTTGAGCGGTCGTTCACGTCACTGCCCCTTCGGATTCGAAACCGCCAGCGGCTTCAACTCGCCGCGATAGTGCGGCATGTCCTTGATGCCTAGCTGCATTCGTTCGTCGAAATGTTTATGAACCTGCCGTCGCGTCATGACCAGTGATTCGCAATTAAGATCGAATATCGGTTTGTCGCCGCGCTCGAAATACGCAACCTCATGCGCGATGCCGACGCTTTTCTCCCAACCATCCATATGAGCGACGATCAGCGAATCGCAGGCATCCATCAATCGCTCTTGAACCGGCTTCCATGCAGGATAATCGAGTGGATCAAGGTTGCCGTATTTGACGTAGGGAAAAGCGTGCGCGATTGGCGAGAATGTTGGGATGCCGATAGCAAATAAACGACCGGCGAGGATCGCAATGTCGATGAAGGCTTGCTCCATTCCTGCGGCGTAAGCAGTGTATGGACTTGCGAGATAGTGAAGCGTTTCAGCCACTTTTCATCCCCCTGCGAAGTCGAGATTGTCGTACATCGTTTCAGCCGGATAATTAGGAAAACCAAAAGACCGCTGTGCCGTCAGGCTTTCATCAACAAAACGTCGTCGGTGTTGGTTGCGTAATTGTCGCCGCTCCCATGAGGATAGCAAACTGAAAGTCTGCATCGTTTCCAGAACGAAGGCGGTGATTTGTTGGTCGGTTTTTATGAGGTTGTGAGTCATCGTTCCAAATTTGTTTGGTTAGCTTGGCTACCGAGGCCCTCAACCGTTCTGCGCTGATTTTACGGCCATAGAGTCTTGCGTGCTGCACTCACCGCAGAAATGCTCCCAATCCGACTTGCCCGGCGTCGCGGTACGAGCCGCCGTCCATCCGGCCGCCTTCGCCTCATTCCAACGCGCAGCGTAGTTGAATTTTCGCCAGTCGGTAAGTTTGGTGACGAAAATCACGCCGCAGCCATCGCAGTGGATAACTTGCGGCGCTTTTCCCTCCCGGCGAATCGTCATCTGCTTTCTCAATTCCCAATGGCCGTAAAACCCAAGCACAGCGGTTGACAGACTAGGTAGCCAAGCTACCCAAAACCCTGACTTCCTTCCCTTCGCTAGCCCGTAACTGATCGATTGCCAAGGTAAGGTTAGCGACGGTTTGCAGGTATTCTCGATAGCGATTCTTTACGGCCAGCTCTTCTTTTGTGCCTTCCAACCGATCTACGGCACGGCCTACGGTCTCGGCGCGGCGTAGGGCGTGGGCGCGCTTGCGCAAAAGCAGGGTCATGGAAGGGTTTTTATGGGTCACGAGAGGGCCTTCGCGCGGGTAGGCCGGACTCGGTCACCGTTCGACCGTGTTTCACGTGAAACAATGACCGACGGGCGTATCATTTTTGCTACAGTCCATACGTCCGGGCGCAGGAACCAAGCGATCAGGGGGCGCGAGCGCCGTTTTCGGGGTTTTGGGGTCATTCGGCGGCCTCTTGGGGCGGATAAATGTCAGGGCGCAACCGCTCCCGGCGGACGCCAGTAGCCGCTTCAACCGCCAAAACGCGCTCGGCGGGCACCCTTTCCCACTGGAATACCGATGGCTGCTTGATGCCGAGGCGCCGAGCGAGCGCGGCAGAGCCGCCAACGGCAGCGATGGCCTCTTTCAAGGCGATTTCGGCAGTATCCGACATGGCTATAGGATAAGCCTAAGCCGGAAGGCGACGCAATTGCACTTAGCGCATAGCTGCCATGCAATAATATCTTGCTCGGGACGATAATAGGCATTGCCTTTCCTATAGGACAATCCTATTCTCCAAATCATAGGAACACAGGGGACTGGCCATGACGAAACTCCTAGACAAGTTTGCCGCCGAGACCAACGAAGCAAACGCGGTCAAAGTGGTTGTCTATCTCCGCAAGCACCCGATGAGCGAGTGCATGGTCTCCCCGCGCGGCGCCGAGCTAATCAAGCTGGCGCGTCAAATCTCAACCGGAGCGTAGCGCCATGAGCCTCATTTATCGCGGCTACTTCATCAACCAGAACGACGCCGGCAAGTACGATGTCATCAAGGATGGCAAGACCGTCGCCACCGCTGATCGCGAACAAGCCGCGCTCGATTACGTGGACATCGAGAAGCGCCGCGAGCGCGACGCCAAGAAGGCCACAGCCTAAGTTGACCGAATCCGGCGGAACAGAACAACCAAACCCTCGTGAGACAGTTATGCCTACCTTCCACGACTCCGACCCAATGATGAGAGACGCTAAACTCCTAGGCGTGCAGCTTCGACGGGAACAACAGGAACGCCGGTACGAGCATATTGTCTTGGGGCTCGCGTCTCTCTTGGCGATCAGCATTGGGGTTATTGTTTGGTTTGCGCTCGATCAGCAAGGGGCTTGCCTCATTCTGGATCACGGGCTCGCGCGCTGAACGGAAATTCACACGACCACAGGGGCTTACAATGAGCAACGAAACTCTCAGATTTGAAGGTGAGTCCTTCACCGAGCCAAAGCGCACCGATGCCACGCAGACGCTTATTGACACGCTACGCCGCGCGTCCGGTGCCAGACATAACGCGATTGCGACCGTGCATCGGGAAGCTGTCCAGGCGCTTGCGAGGCTCTATGTGCCGCGCCTCGATGTATCGCCATCCCCCGATCAATTCCGCGACCTGGCGGACTTCCTGACGCATTGGGCGCGGATCAGCGACCGGGTTTTGAAGATCGTTGGGGAGGAAGCGGCTTCCAATACATCGGAGACTATCGACGCCAATGTGTTTGATGGAGCTTTCCTTGGCGGCATTCAGGGGGAGGCTACTTTCGAGCTTGAGCGTTGCGCGCAGGCGGTCGAAGCCGAGCAGGAGTATGGCGACTACCATGCCGATGATGAGTATGAGGAACGCGCGGCAGCGGGAGAGTAAAATGGAGCACGTTCCGGTCAAATCCTCCAATATCGTAAGCGTGGCCTATGATCCACTTACGGCGGCCATGGAAATCAAGTTCGCCAATGGCGGCCTGTATCGGATGACCGAAGTGATGCCTACCGATCATCACGCCCTCATTCACGCGGACTCCGTTGGCTCGCACTTTGCCAAGCACATTCGCGGCAAGTTTCCGACAGAGAAGGTAGCTTAGTCATGCACGCGCCCGTCACCTTATTAGGCCACAACAATCCTCCATCGCCAATCGAAAGCGCCAAAGAGGCGATGGCGGAGCTTTCGGTATTCACCGAAAACAATCCGGTCATCGAGAACTTCGATGGCGCCAAGCAATACGCGGCCTATATCGAGCGAACGCGCGTTGCCTTGAACGCGATGGAGGATGAGCGCAAGCCGCAGGCCGATCCGCTCAACGCGGCGCTCGAAGCCCTCAACAAGCCATACCGCCTCGTGCGCCAGCCCCTCGAAAAGCTGTACGAACTCGCCAAGGCCCGGCTGAGCAAATACAACAACGCCGTCGAAGCCGCGCGGCTTCGCGAAGCACAGCGGTTGCGCGAGGAAGCCGAAGCCGCCGAGCGCGCGGCGCGTGAAGCCGAGGCCGCGGAACAAGAGGCCATCGCCAACGCGGAAGATGGCGAATGCACGGACGTAGGCGGCGCTATCGCCGACGCGGATCAGGCGTTCAAAGCCTTCCAGAAAACGGACCGCGCCGCCGCTACCGCCGAACGCAATGTGCCGGTTCGCATCGCCTCAGTCATGGGCGGCAAAGCCCTAAGCATGAGAACAGCCGAAGTCTTTACCGTGGAGGATGCCTGTGCAGCCATCACCATCATGGGATGCTCGGATGATCTCAAGAAACAGATTATTAAGGACGCAAAGCGATTCCGCGAAGCTACTGGCGAACTGCCAGATGGTGTCAAATCAGAGTATCAAAGGAGCCTGTGACATGCAGACCGCAACCATTGAAGTCTCTTTCGTCAAACCGCCGGCCGAAGGCAAGCAGTACGGCAGCGTCAAGACCACCAACAACGATTGGTGGCCGGTGAAGCAGGATCGTATCCGCGAATTCGAGGCCGGCAATGCCTATGAGCTTGCGTACACCGAAAGCGACAAGGGCTTCAAGAACATCATCGGCGTCAAGAAGATCGTTGCCGAGCCTGCGCGTCCGGTGCGCTCTGAAGGCGCCTCGTTCACCGAGCCCCACCGCAACGGCGCCACGCTGACGACGGCGGCGGCACAACCGAAGCAGAACGGGCAGCAATACTACCAGCCGCGCCCCACGGCGCCGAAGGACTCTGAGAGAATGTGGACATGCGCGATCTTAGGTCACATCATCGACCGGGGCAGCGTCGAGTTGAACGAGGAAGCCATGATCCACGCCGTCAACCTCTTGCGGGCGGTCTATCAGAAAACTTACGGGCAGGATGACTGAGCAACAAAAACAAGCCGCGCTTGACATGATTGCCAAGCGTATCGCGACTGCGGATCACTATGGCTTGCGCGCGACCGCTCAATCGTGGCGCGATCTTTACGTCAACTTCGCAAGCCGTCCGGCAGCAAGTATCTTGGCACCCTCATACGGTACGTTGACCAAATCCAACGAAGGGAATTAATCATGGCGCGAGCAACTTTCGTTCAAAAGGCCCGCAAGGACGTAGCCGGAACTGACATCAAGGCTGGCGACAGCTATTATTGGTGGAAGTTCCGGTTCGGCGGCAAGCATTATTCCAAGACCGCGCCGAAACGATCCCAACTCACACAGTCGAATTTCTATTCTCAACTGTGGGATATAGAGGACGACATCGGCACACTTGAGGCCGGCGATGGTTTGGAGTCCGATGTTGCCGACATCGCTCAACGGCTTCGCGATCTAGCGCAGGAATGCACGGACGCTCGCGACAACATGCCAGAACAATTACAGGACTCCGACACTGGCACAATGCTGCAAGAACGCGCCGAAGCCTGCGAAGCCGCCGCCGATGAATTGGAAGGCTTGGACCTTTCCGACATGAGCAAAGAGGATGACGAAAGCGACGAGGATTTTTGGCAGCGAAAACTTGATGAAATACAAGCCATAAATATCGACGCTCCGTAAACATCGGTTGACCAAATCCGGCGGAACGGAACTAACAAACCCTCGTGACCCATAACAGCCCAGCCATGAACCCCAACCATCCCCAACGCCTCACTCCACCCGCCCAACCCGGCGCACTACTCAAAAGCGCCTTCGGCATAGCGCAGCGGATCAAGCTGAAAGTCGTCGGCGATTCCGACCCGGTATACCTGGCGATGGTCAGACAGATGCCGTGTCTCGGCTGTAACGATGAGCCATGCGAAGCCGCCCACGTTCGGATGCAATCCGGCGCATGGAACAAACACGGCGGCACAGGCAAGAAGCCTCCCGATAAATTTGCTCTGCCATTGTGCCGAGACTGCCACAGGGAACAACATCGAATCGGCGAGCGCGCATTCTGGTCTATCGTCGGCATCGATCCCGTTTTTCTGTGCACGAGACTCTATGCAGCGCGCGGAGATTTGACTACAATGCGCGATGTTGTGTTCAAGGCACGCGCGGGTATTCTTGATTGAGCGAAGCGGAAAAGTAACGACAGGTTAGCCGCCAGAATCCATGTGGTGCACGCAATGCAAAACAGACAAGCCGGAAACCGAGTTCCTAAAAGTCCGGCGCGGTTGGAAGGTCGATAAGTGCAACGCCTGCGCCGGCGAGAACATGCGGCGCTATTCGACGAAGGTAGAACGAGACCCAGACAAGGTGCGGCGCCAAGGCCGCGACGAATAGGAGAGAACCATGAAGCCTTTCACCCCTTATCGGCCAACTTTTCTGAATTATTGGAGGACGATTTACTGGCGCTTTCCCGCGCGCACAATCGAGCGCCACAAAGCCGCTCTAATGCGCGGCCTCGTCAACCGCCACCTCCACGATAAATAGTAACAACAAGTTAACCGCAAAATGAAACTGCACCTGACCAGAGTTGAACTGAAAGAGGCCAACGAGTTTGTGGCGGCGCTCCATCGCCATCACAAGCCCGTCATCGGCCACAAGTTCAGCCTTGGCGCGGTCATGGATGACAAGCTCGTGGGTGTGGCCATCGTGGGGCGGCCCGTAGCCCGTATGCGCGACGACGGGGACACGCTTGAGGTTACACGGCTCTGCACGGATGGCACCGACAATGCCTGCTCATTCCTCTATGGGGCCTGCGCACGAGCTGCATTCGCTTTGGGCTACCACCGGATCGGAACTTACATCCTTGCCAGTGAGCCGGGAACGTCACTCACGGGCGCAGGCTGGCGGCTTATGGGGGAGCGCGGGGGTGGCTCTTGGAGCCGAGGGTCACGACTACGAACAGATAAGGCACCAACCGAACGCAAACTGCTTTTTGAGGCAACGCTATGAAAAAATTTGTCTTGGGTGGATCGCGTGCCTATCCAAATCGAAGCGGGCCCAGACATCCCGGCTATCTGATCCGCTGGCGCAGCAAGTACCAAGCTCTATACGGCGGTCGATGGCACAACATCAACGCCGTGGCTTTTTACGACTGATACGGAAACAGCAGGGAACTTCACGATGTTCCAGATAGGGCAAAAAGTGGTCTGCGTGGATGACTCCACGACGGACGCGGCCGGGCGCGCCAGCCTGCAATCGCGGGGAATGATTTGGCCGTCGAAGGGTCTAGTCTACGTCGTTCGCTGGGTAGGGCACTGGCATTTTAACGATGGCCCTTTGTTGGCGGTGCGAGTGGCCGAGATTATCAATCCAGTCGTCACTTGGGCCGATGGCGACGCGGATGAGCTTGCATTTCTTGCGTCCCGCTTCCGGCCCCTCATCGAGCGCAAAACTGACATCAGCATCTTCACTGAAATTCTCGACACCGAGCGCCGCAAGGTGCCGGAAAAAGTTTAGTAATGACAGATATGTGCCCGTTTCCATGAGCCGAATTGAGACCATAGGTAACGCCGTGCTGTACCTCGGGGACAGCCGAGAAATTGTGCCGATGCTCGAGCGTGCGCGGTCCTACGTGACGATCACCGATCCGCCCTACGGCATCAACGCCAAGCTAGGTATGGGCGGCGGCACGAAGGGCGATGGAGGCATGTGGAAAGGCCGCCAGATCGCCGGGGATGACGACGTGGCAATACGCGACGATGTGATCCTGGGGCTGGGCGCCCCATTCGCTGCCTTCGCCAAGGTCAATACGCCCCCATTGCCGGGCACTCGCGGAACCGTCGTCTGGGACAAGGGTGAACATACCGGCGCGGGCGACCTGTCCTTTCCTTGGAAGCCAAGTTTTGAGTGTGTGTTCGTTGGCGGTCAGGGATGGACATCGCAGCGCCGTGACGGCGGGATTGTTAAAGTCAACGCGGTCGCGGGCTGCGTTGCTGATCGAAACGACGGCCACCGGCACCATCCGTTCGAAAAGCCGGTCGAGATCATGCGCTATTTCTGCAAGCGCGCGCCTGCCGGTATCATCGTCGATCCCTTTATGGGCAGCGGCACTACCGGCGTTGCTGCCGTCGCCCTCGGCCGCAAGTTCATTGGCATCGAGTTAGAGCCGGATTTTTTCGACACTGCCTGCAGACGATTGAAAGACGCTCACGCTAGGCCTGAATTGTTTATGGAGTACCCATGAACGACGATTTGACCGTCCTTAGATGTTGGGCCTGCGGCGGCGAAGGTTGGCGCGACGAATCGCGCAACACCCGATGTCATGCGTGCGGCGGGACGGGCAGCATCTTTTGGGTCTATGGCAGAGTTTATCCCTACACGCCGGCCGGCGAGAAACAGGCGCGCAAAGCAACAATGAACGACATACAATGATTGGCAAGCTACCGAAGGATAAGCCCTGATGTCTGTGTTTTCCTGTCTGAAATGCCATGGCGAAGGCCGGCTTTACAAATCAAAATACGGTGGCAATGACCCCGATGTTTGGGACGCGGGCCGATGCGACGCCTGTGATGGCAGCGGTAATGCCACCTGTAACACTCGGTTCTGCAAGAACGCCGCAGTCGGCTTCAATGATGATGGTGAGGCGCTATGTGAGGATTGTCTCGCAGAGTGGGCGACCTCGATGACGGTCGGGAAGTAAAATGGGTATCAACGATTTTCCGATGAAGCCGCCAAAGACTGTGGAACAGCAACTCGCGGACGCCCTGGCAAAGATCGAAAAATACAAAGAGGTCATCCGCCAATATCGGCAGCGCGATTTAGAAGTGCATCCAACGCCGCCGCCGGCAGTTTCCGGCTAACTTCTGCAATGTTGGGAAACTTAAAATGAGCATGGAAGAAAATTTCTCACCAGAACAAATTTCCGCGCTCTTCGAGATAGCTGGTGCGGCGACCAAGGTTGTCGTTTTTTGGAAGACGCCTCAAATGCGGGGGTTGACGCGAGCCGAACGAAAGTTCGGTCTTGGAATGGCACGAGTAGATTTGATTAAAGCCGTAGATGCCTGGATCGCGG